GATTGCCAACTGGCATCGTCAAGCATATCGCAATCAACTGATCTTCACTACCTATCACTCTCTGCGTCGTATTCAAGAATCTGGTATTCATGTTGATACGATTTATTTTGATGAGGCACACAATTCAGTAAAGCGTAATTTCTTTCCTGCTACTGAGTTTTTCAGTCATAATGCTGATCGTTGTTACTTCTATACTGCTACCCCCAAACATTCCGTTACTATTTTCAAACCTGGAATGAATGATCCTGAGGTTTACGGAAATGTTATTGTAAATGTCCCTGCACCCAAACTGGTTGAAGAAGGTTACATCCTTCCTCCTAAAGTTGTTATCAAACAACTACCACAAGGTGATTACAAACAAACTGACAGTCAGAATCTTATTGAGACTATTGATGATAATTCTCTCAATAAAATTTTGATTGCTGCACGTTCTACTAGGCAAATTATTGGTCTTGTTTCTGACTCTGATTTCACTTTACAATTAGAGGAACGCGGATATAATTGGATGTATATTACCAGCAAGACTGGTGCTATCATCAACGGAAAAAAAGTTTCTCGCGATCAATTCTTCAATACATTGAACGCTTGGGGACGTGACAATAAAAAGTTTGTTGTGATGCACCACTCTATTCTTTCTGAAGGTATGAATGTAAAAGGACTTGAAGCAGTCCTGTTTATGCGTAATATGGATTACATTGGTATCAGCCAGTCTATCGGGCGTGTAATCCGCCTTGGTGGTGTTGACAAAACCTTTGGACTTGTTTGTGTACCAGTTTTTGATAAAGTCGGTGTAGGCACCGCTAGAAGCGTTCAGGCAGTTGTTGATACTGTATTCCAGCAGGGTGAACCTGCAATCTCTGTAATTAGACGATGATTCCATTCATTAAATCATTGTGAAGAACTCTGAAGTTCTTCCCTCTCAGCACATAACGTGCTATACTAAAACCGTTCACAAAACAAACCATGAAGTGCAAAGTTCAACTTTTCAAAGCAGGAACTGTATTTGAAGAGGTCGTTGTAGCAGTAGATTATTCTGATGCTGCAAGAGTCGCACTTGCCCGTAATCCCGGTGCAACTGTTATGAGTGTTAATGCTGTATTTTGATGAGTTTTCTTAAACCACACGTTCCTTTTCCAACTATTCTTGATCCTAAACCCAAAAGTCCTTTAGGATTTTGTACTAACGATGGAATTTGGGCGGCAGTTCCATGTGGTAAGAGGTTCATGATTATACATAATGGGTGTCAAATAAAGACATTCAACACATACAAGCAGTCTGTTGATTTTATCAACAACCAAAAGAAAACTCTTAAAAAGAAGTCACGCAAATGACCGATCAAAAACACGAAAAACGACGCGATGCTCTTGGTCTTTTCTATGAAAGTGTCCTAAAACCAGATCATCAACTTCGTCAATGCGCTCACAATCAAGAGTGTTTTAATGAACTGATGGAGTGGCGGCAAGAGGTAATTAGATATTTGGATGAGCGTAGGGTTCAAGAATTTCACTAATGGACTCTCATACAATCCTTCTGGGGGTGTTTATGGTAGTAGCATATGTCATCGTAACTGATGAACGTGTTGCTACCGCTTTTTTGTATGGAATTAAGTTAGTAATTTACAACATAAAACGCCACTGGTGGTGGTTGACTAACAATCCGAAGAATCCTGTGGTAAAATATCTTATATACCGCCGTTCCTTGCGAATTGCTAAGGAGTTGATGGTAGAAATAAATAAAGATAAAGAGACATAAACTTATGTTATCTACTGCGTACCGCCTTCGTCTTGAATCTATTTGCCGTTGTATTGCAAACAATGAGGAAGTTCCTCTTGAGGATATGATCTGGGCGGAAAAACTTGCTAAAGCACATACTCTTGCTAGAGATTGGTTGAATAAAGCACGTCGTCAGGCATCACAAGATATTGAAGAGGGTAGTATGGATGATTTTATGAATAGGATGGGATTAGGTGATCCCGACCCATCCAATTACAAAACGGGATTTGATGGTGCTGATGAAATTGTAGATTGGTTTCAACGTGATAAACCCGATGATTGGAGGCAACGTGACTGAAAAGATTACTCCTGAAACATATGAAAAGATGAACGAAGAGTTCATTGAAGAAGGTCTTGCTTTTAGAATTATAGTTCCTACTCAAGAACAGATTGACGAGTGGATTGAAAGGAGTAATTATGCTAACTAATTGTACCGTCACTGATAAAGACGGAAAAGTAACCGATTACATCTGGGACGACCAGAAGAAAGCTATGGTAGAAGGAAGAATAGAAAAAAAAGTTCCCTGGAGCGTTCTGCATCAAGTAGCAGATGAATTAAAAGGTAAATTGGTTCACATTACCTGTGTAGATCACACAGGTAGGAATTACAAAAGAATTGTTATCGAATACGAGGAGCAAAAGTAATGGACGCAGTAATTTATTCTAACGGCAATCAAGAGTGTGAACGTGCTAAAATTCTTTTAGAAAAACTTAATTTTCAAATTCAAGTTTACAAATTAAATCAACACTTTTCACAAAGAGGTTTTGTTGAAGAGTTTGGTGAAGAAGCAGAATATCCACAAGTTAATGTTGGATTCAAACATATTGGTGGGTTAAAAGACACATTAAACTATTTCAAGGACAATAACATACTATAGATAAATATTTTTACAAGGTTCTGGCAACTAATGAAATCATATCAACAGTTCATAGAGCAAGTAACTGCAACTGTTAATGTAGACCGCAGACCTATTGCTGCGAAAGCAACATCACAGTCGGTAAGTGGTGCTGTTGATAGAGCACTTGCCAACCCAGGACAAGCACAATCAGCATCTTCAGAAACAGGTAAAATGAAGACCACTGTGAGTGGTACTATCAATGTTAGTGGTAGAATAGGTGGTGGAGATAAGAAAGAAAAGCATCAACATAAAAGTAAGGATAAAGTGTTAAAACAAAGAGAAGAAAGACAAGCAGAACTTAATAAAAAGAATAAATTCAAAACAAAATATAGATATGCGGTTCCTACTGGAACTGGTGGAAGATTTAACACTAGTCAAGCATCTGGTCCTAATAAAGTGTCTTCATATAAACCAGTAGGAACAAATAAAACTGGTGGTACTAATTATCAGAGAACTAAAATTGTTGGAGATCCTACAGGTCCAGGTTCAACTGGACGTACAGTTGGTCCTAAAAAATATGATAGATTGTTTAGTTCAGGTGGAAAGTATGCACCAAAGGGTGATGGGTCCAGAACGATTGTGCCAGATAATGTAGGTAAACCATTTTCTGGTTATTGATCCAATTATGAATCCTTTAATCTTAATTGCTTGTTTTTCACCATTAGCCACGATATGGATTGTAATGAAGGTAGCAGTTTGGTTCTCCGCAGTAAATGACGAGCGAAAGTATGTCCGAGCAGAATCCAAAAAACCACACGGACCATATGTGGCAAACCCATATGAAGATGTTGATGAGGAGGAAGAGGAGTATGGAGATCGGACAGACTATAGATAAGGCAATCAATGATTACTATATGGAACAGGGTAAACCTGTTCCTAAATGGAAACAAAAAAGAAATCCAGACTGGTGGACTGAATATCTCATTCGCTTAGGACTTGACCCAAAGAATCTTTAATTATGAACGGACTTGAAATTTTCCCTGAGATTTTATCTAAAGAATCTTGTGAAAAAATTATTGAATTATTTGCAAATGACCCAAAAAAAGTTCGAGGTAGAACAAGTAACGGTCGTGGAAAATTATCGACAGATCTTTGTTGTGAATTTGATACAAAAAGATGGAGCGAATATAGTAATTTGATTATGCCAGGTTTGAAAAATTTGGCTCATAATGTTAAACAAAAATATCCTTTTCTGGTGGATGGATGTCATTTTTGGAAACCAGAACACCATTACAACATTCAACATTACAAAGATGGTGAGGGGTATTATGACTTACATAACGAACATAATTATAGGCACTGCCATCGAATGATGGCGTGGATGATTTACTTAAACGATGCAGAATGTGGAACTGAGTTTCCTTATCAGGATACTGTGGTTAAAGCAGAGCAAGGTAAAGGTGTGATTTGGTCTGCTGAATGGACTCACCCACATAAAGGAGTTACGCCTAACATTGGCGATAAGTATATTGTAACAGGATGGTTTGTTTATTATGAACCAAGAAAGGGATTTGCATAATTGCCTAAATTATGCTATAATAGCACCATAATAAACTCACATCATGGACTACAAACCCTACTCACCAGAGTGGCATCGGAAACGATACCTGAAGGAGGCGTTAGATAAGTATTTTGATGATTATGTGGATGTTGAAACTATCCGCGAAGACATTTATGATATTCTTCATTCTCGTGCCAATGAAGCATATGAAGAATACAATCGTGTAAATAAGTTAGCGCAATCACTAAATGATTAGTCCTCTTAGTTACGTCAAGAATACTAGACAATCTTACAGTAAAAGATTTGAAAAGATTGTGATTGAAGTGCAGGTTCAATTTGCAGAAGAAGAACCTGCTTGGATTCCTTATGATACTTTGCTAGCGATTCAGGAAAAGATTTTAATTAAATGAATTTTTTAAGTTTTCTTTTTGCAGTTACTTTATGGGTTCAAGTTCCACAATGGTCGGATGATTGGAATAATTGTGCTGTTGACGTTCCTGATACATCTTGCCATTGGTACATTGTCAATGCGGACAACACCTTCGGAGAAGGATTTGACTGGGAAACAGCACCATGGTATTCAGTAGAAGGTCTTCAAGATATTGCAAATCTTCATGATAATGTGTTAGAATCAGGTCATCAATACACTATGGAAGCACTCCAAGATGGAACTAATCCGTCCTGATGATCCTCAATACTTCGAGCAGTCATCATATGAAGACTATGACCGCCACCATTACAAAGTTGTAGGTAAGAATGGTGAAAGTATTGTAGTCGAAGATTATATGTCGGCACAAGAAATTTGGTGGAATCGAAAAGTATTTCTTTCACACATTGAAGTGCTAGATAAACCTAAGAAGGAAAGTAAAGGATTCAAATGAGCGTACAGTTTCGTAAGCATCGGGTGTTTCGCGAGACACCCGCAGTTGTATTCTATGATATTAGTGTAGATGATTCAAACGCATCTGATCTTGTGGTACACGAAGGACCAGCAATTTCACCACCAGACGA